CATGAATTTGGATTTTACAAAGCTGGTAGCAGAGGATAAAAAGTCTGCTAGAGATATGCAGATTGTAACGAAGTCATGGATTCCTCCTGTACTGGCTATGAGTGTAACAATCGGTTTCTTCGGTATCTTGGCTGGGTTGATGTATGGACAGATTCAACATGCCCCACAAATTGATATAATGCTGGGTGCTTTAGGCACTGCTTGGACAGGCATCATTAGTTTCTACTTTGGATCCTCTGCCAGCAGCCAAGCTAAGAATGAGTTGATTTACAACTCTAGACCATCAGAGAAAACTTAACAGCATATGAAACTAAACTACGATAAAGCCTTTGACTTGGTTATGAAGTCAGAGGGTGGCTATGTTAATGACCCGCTAGACCACGGCGGGGAAACTAACTTAGGTGTTACTAAGGCAGCTTGGATGTCCTATCTTGGTGTGAAGGAACTCCCTGTCAATGCTATGCGTGAATTGACAAGAGAGAAGGTTAAGCCTTTCTACAAGAAGATGTATTGGGACAAAGTATGTGGGGACGATCTGCCATCAGGCATTGACTACCTAGCCTTTGATTTTGCTGTCAATGCTGGTACAGGACAGGCTGCTAAGTTTGTTCAGCGGGCTGTTGGTGCTGTAGCAGACGGTGCTATTGGCCCAGCCACAATGGAGAAGGTAGTTAAGACAGCTTCAGTGGATTTACTAACTAGCTTCAGTACACAGAAAGAAAACTTTTATAAAGACATTGTAGCAAGAAAGCCCACCCAAGCTAAGTTCTTGAAAGGCTGGCTCATTAGAACAGCTTCTGTGGAGAAAGCAGCTAGAACAATGCTTGTTTAATTATGCAGGATGTCCCTAATAAAGTTAACATCTTTGGTAGAGAATATACTATAACTACCAAAGAACTTTTGGATGGATCTACAGACAAAGAGGAAACATTAGGGCAATGTATAAATGACAAGCTCTGTATAGAAATTAAAAAAGGACAGCATTCTTTATTAGAGGCTGATACTTTGTTACACGAAATAATTCATGCTATAGATGAGATTATGCAAACAAGGATGACAGAAAGACAAGTGTGCTGTGTAGCCACTGGTCTTATAGGAGTATTGAAAACTAACCCAGAGTTTAATGAGTATTTATATAGGATGACTAGATAATGAAAGAAACTTTCACAGAACAGCAGAGGGAGATTGTAGCTCGCAAGATGGGCTATGATGGCCCTATGCAGATGTTTGATGAGTATCTAGCATCCACTCCTTCTGATGCTACTAAGTATGCTGCCATCACTTCTAAGTATGTGACTAAGATGGCTGAGGGTGGACTAGCTCAGATTGATAATAGCACAACAACCACAGAAGTAACTGATGGCACTGATACTGTTCCTGTTGCACCAGCGCCCACCATCGTCATTCCCGCTACAACAACACCTGTTGTAGGGATGCAGCCCGCCCCAGCTACAGCAGCACCCGCTACCAGTACTGTAGCAACTTCAATTGCTCCAGCAGAAGTAAAAACTGTGGCTGCTCCAACCGCTGTACAGACAACGGCAATTACTCCCAGCACTTCACAGGCTGCTGTTCAAGCAGAGCTAGATAAGACAAAGGCTGTTCAAGGAGTGGTGTCGGAACAAGGACAGGCCACTGCTGCCCTAATGGAGCCAACAGCAACTGCTGTTAAAAATCTACAAGCAGCACAAGGCACTGCTGCTCAAACTGTAGCACCAACAGAAAGAGCGGTACAAGCTGGGGAAATGGTTAGTGGCACTGCTGTAGATCAAGCTAAGGTGAGTGAAGCATTGGCACAGAATGTAGCAGCACAGGGCACTGTCACTGAAGACATGACCACCACTGGTCAGCTTAATAAGTTGATGGCATCGTTTGACGCTGGCGCTCCTCCCCCGTGGGCAGCAGCCTCTATGCGCTCTGTCACGGCTCAGCTAGCAGCCAGAGGACTAGGAGCATCCAGCTTGGCTGGACAGGCCATCATTCAAGCCACTCTTGAGTCGGCTGTTCCTATTGCCAATGCTGATGCTAAGATTTATGCAGAGATGGGCCTAGCCAACTTGTCCAATAGACAGGCCATAGCTATTGAGACAGCTAAGCAAAGAGCAGCTTTTCTTGGGCAGGAGTTTGATCAAGGCTTTCAAACAAAGGTGTTGAATGCAGCAAAGATTGCTGATGTTGCCAATAAGAATTTTGATGCTAGTGTAACCATTGCACTAGAGAATTCTAGACTTGCTAACAGCATGAGCATTTCTAATCTATCGGCAAGGAATGCTTTGGTGTTAGCTGAGGCTGCTCAACTGTCCTCGTTGGAGACAGCAAATCTAAACAACCGTCAACAAGTGGCTGTTGATAATGCTAAGGCTTTCTTGGCTATGGATCTGAAGAACACAGACATTGCCAGCCAAACTAATTTGATTAAGGCTCAAACAATTGCCAACACCATTGTCAGTGATACAGCAGCAGAGAATGCAGCTAAGGCCACTAACGCAGCTAATGAATTAGAAAGTAATAAAGTTAATGCCACCCTTGCCCTCACTGCATCACAGTATAATTCGTCAGAGCAGAACAGAGTATTGACTGCTAACAACAACGCCATTAATGAGATTGCTAAATTCAACTCCGGCGAAACTAACAAGCGAGAAGAGTTTAATGCTACAATGTCAAACCAAATTAATATTGCTAATGCTAAGCTCTTGGCTGATATCTCCACTGCTAATACAAGAGAAGTGAATGCAGCTAATGCTGTGAATGCAAAGAATGCTACAGATCAATCTTCTTCTGTTTATGCTCAGCAGATGCAGACATACAGGGATTTGTTAGAGCTTTCCTATAAGGCTGGAGAGAATGATAAGGATAGACTAACTCAAATAGCAACAGCCACCATCACAGCTAATGCAAGCAAAACAGCGGCAGAGATTAAAGCAGCCGGTGATAGTGCTCAATCTTGGGGCAAGCTTGCTTTTGATATTTACAAGGCGTGGTAAATTATGCAACAGATTAAAAACTATTTCAAAAAGATTGAAGCTGTCTTGGAGAAGAGAAAGCTTACTCCTAAGAAGAAATCTTCCAAGTCTAAAGGGCTGCTGGCTGCTCCCCCCTCTGTAGAGAAGGCAGAGAAAGAAGACCCAACACTTAAGATGGTGGCAGACTACATCGAAGGCATCAGAGAAACAAGACAGGAGATCTTAGATGGCAACAAATGAACTAACTGCTGGGCAAGTGTTGCAGCCTATCCCTGCTGGAATAGCTTGGACTGCACCAGAGAAAAGCAGAGCTTGGCAAAATCCTCCTAAGTTTACAAAGTTTTCTGATGTAGCTAATAACTACATTGCTATGCTGTCTTCTAAGCAGATGGCTAATACTGTGTTGGATGCCATCGACACTAAGGCTCCTCTAGCTTCTTTAGCTGAAGTTATCATGCTTAGTGGTGTGCAGAAAGGCGCTCATACTCTAGATACTGGTGTACTTGTTATGCCCATCATCATTGAGATGTTGAAGACAGTGGCTATGTTACACGATGTTAAGACAGTTACATATTCTGAGGAATATGATGATATGCGTGTTATACCTACTAGAGCAGTTAAGATGGCTTTGGCTAGTAGTATGGAAATGCCAACAGAAGAGATGTCTTCTCCTACCGAAGAACCGAAGGTGGGATTGATGCAGCGTAAAACTAAAATGGGGATTTAACATGTTTGATTGGACATCTTTTGGTACTGGTTTTGCTAAAGCTGCCAGCGAAAACTTTGCTAAAGAAGAAGAAGATGCGAGGGCGCTGGGTGCTGCCAATGTTAAATCTATGTATGAGAACTATGCATCTGTTGTAAAAGAAAACAGAACGCTTTCTAACGACATTAAAGAGAAGATTAATATTGTTAAAGGCTTCGCTCCTGATGCTACAGATGATCAGTTGGTTGCTCTTGCCCAAGACAGAGGAATCTTGGACATGCTATCTACTAGACTAAAAGATAAAGACTTTGATCCTTCTGGCTTTAACATCAATAACTTTGTTAAAGTGACAAACGCTTCTGGTTCCGCATTAGCGGCTGAGGATCGTATCAATCAGTTATTCACTATTCCATCTGCTGTTAATGATGCTTCTAGAGCATTCAAATCTATTACCCCTGAAGGCGAAGTTAAAGAAAGCCCCGGCTTCCTGTCTTACTTTGACCCTGTTGGCTTAGCTAAAAGAGGTGGTGAAAAAGAAGCCAGAGCCAGCGCTGAGAAAACTGCTGCTGCTCTAGGTATTCCTTTGGAGAAACTTCAAGGGGCTATGGGATACAGAAGAGATATTAAACCGTCTGGTGCGGAATATGATTTGGTTGCACTGAAACCCGGTAAGACACTGGAGCAAAGCATTGATGATGGTGCTGTGAAGTTGGCGGCTGCTAAGAAAAAGGGTGATCTAAAGGAGATTGAACTAGCTCAAGCTAATGTTGATAATCTAACTACGGTTAAACAATCGCTGAGCGATCCGCAACAGAAGTGGTTAAACAAAGTTGCTACACTTAAAGACAAGCAGCTTAACGGCACTGATAAAGAAAAGGCTGATGCCACACAGCAATTAGATGCCATCTATGCAGAAGATAAGAGAGCTACTTTAGCTAAGCAAATGCCGAAAGAGCAAAGAGACAATCTCATTGCTCAAAAAGAAATAGATGCTAACAGTAACGATCCTAAGAAAGCAAAAGAAGCAATTGATTGGTTGTTGAATGAAGCTGGTGTTCAGGCTAAGGTTGCTGAGGCTAAGCAGACAACTTCACAACAGCGTGAGAACTATCTTGCCGATCTTGATTTGAAAGCTAAAGGTCAGCGTGGCACACTAGCAGAACAAGAAGAAGCCCAAGCTAAGCTAGTTGAGATGAAGAAGCTTGATAAGCTTGTTGAAGAAGCTGGTCAAACTGATGTTCAAGCCAGAGCAAATAGACTTGCTGCTTTGCAGACCAAAGCAGACGGTGGTGATGTTGCTGCCAAGAATGAGTTGTTGCAGGCAGCTGCGGTTGATAAAGCCATTGCAGAAGCTAAACAAACTGATGCTGAGAAACTGACCAACATGAAGGCTCAGTTGATTTCTGCGTCTGCTGCTGGTGATAAAGGTGCTGAGCTTAAACTCCAAGCGCTGTTTGCTGTAGAGAAAATGGAAGCTGAGGCTAAGCAAGGCGCTGCTGCACAGCGTACTAACCGCATTGCGGAATTGAAAACAGCACTGGCGGCTGGTGATACCTCTGTCAAGGCAGAGCTTGATAGCGCAATTGCTATAGACGCTGCTGCTAAGAAACAAGAGCAAGACGTTCTACAGAGTGATGTAGCTAAGCGTAACGACAGACTTGCTGCTTTGCAAACCACCATTACCACTTCCGCAAACCCAGCAGAAGTTAAGACAGCTAAAGCACAGATGGCTAAGGAATTGAAGCTCATTGCTGAAGAAGCTAGAGCCAGACAAGTACCTACAGCCGCTTCGGATAAAGTGCCAGCCTTAGGTGCTTTGAATAGCTTTGTTGCTGTCGCTGTTACTCAGGCAGTGCAGAATAAGCACGGCAATTTGAAGAACGATATGGCTATTGTGAGCAGACCTAACGGTGATGGAACATTCTATCAAGACTACGATTACGTTGGTGATGATCCTGCATTGAGGAAACAGATTGCTGACACCAAAGCTGCGGCAGCTAAGAAAGCATTGTCTGTGTATACAGATAACAACGGTAAGCCATTAGATAGAAATGTCCAAGCTGTTATGAATGTTTGGACAGGTTCTGCTGCGGCCCCAGAAAAAACAGAAACAGGAGCAGGTGGAGGGAAAGGGCTAGGCTCTAAAACAGCTTCTAATACCACTACTACAGGATCTGGGGATAGCACAGTGGTCACTGTTGTTGATCCCACAGGCACTCCTCATGTATTCAAAGGGAAAGATGCAGCCAGTAAAGCAGCAGGATTCAAGGCAGCAGCAGGAATTAAATAATGGACTATGAAGCACTGGCTAAGAAGTACGGTGGGGAAACAGTTACTCCTCAGGCTTCACCCGGAAGACAGCAGCGTACCCCTGCTCTGTATGACATTGACTATTCCAAAGTGGCTAAGGAGTATGGAGGAACCACTGTTGCTGCCCCTGTAGAGGGTGGTGATGTCACTGCTACACCTACCTCCTTAGTAACAAGAAGAAGCGCTGCTGCTAAGGCTATGACAGAAGGACAGGATCTTCTTCCTTTCCCTGCTAGTTCTGGAATAATTGAATACGCAAAACCAGACGGGTCAGACTCTGCTCTCATGTCATATGTGAAACCCAAGGCTGGTATTCCTGTTGCTGAACTATCTAGCAACCCAGAAAATTACAAAACAATTCTTGACTTCAGCAAAGCTAGATATAACCGTGTTCCAGCTAAAGGAGAAACCAAAGAAGAGTTTACGGCTAAGTTTCTCACTGACATGAGGAATGATGACTTCAATACACTTGACTTAATTTCTTCCCTCAACTACATGCGTAATGCTAAGCCAGAAGATGCTGCTAAAACAGCACTGGCTAAGGCATTGTATGAGAAGACAGCCTCTCCCTTTGATGTCAAGGGCGGTGGACAGAAAGGCTTCAGTCCTTACTACGATGTGTTGAAGGCATTAGCTACAGATCCTCTTACTTACTTTGGGGGTATTATTGGCTTCGGTGGAAAGCAAGCAATTAAAGCTGGTGTACGCCAAGGGGCTGCTGTGCTTGCTGGAGAACAGGTGGCAAAGACAGGGCTTGCTAAAGCCGCCACTGCTACACCGTCTAAAGTGATAGCCACAGCTACTGGTGGAGAAGCTGCCATTGGTGTGGCGCAGAGTGCCGCTCAGCAGAAGATGGCACAAGAAACACAGAAAGCATTGGGTCAAGAAGTGGAAGACTTGTCTGCTTCTCAAATGGCTGTCGCTGCCATCTTCTCTACAGCCTTTGGTTATGTTGGCGCTAAAGGAGCAATGAAGACTTACGGTAAGTCGGGAGCTGATGAACTAAACGACCTGATGCAGAAGGCTAAAACAGAAGCTGCTGTCACCAACCCCGCTGCTCCCGTCACCCCACTGGAAAGACAGCTAGCAGACCCTGTAGCTGCTCAGATGAATCTGGAAGCTGAAGAGTTTATGAAGAGAGAAGGAGCTAGGATATTGGATGAAGTATCTCCAGCCACTCCTCTGATGGATGCAAAGATTGCCAACGATATGTCAGCTAGGGCTGTTCGTGTTGCCCGTCATATCATTGAGAACGATCCATCATTTCAGCTTGGGCCGAATGAGAAGATAAGCACAGCTATTTCTAGTGTGTTTTCTAAACTAGATTCAGGTGAGATTAATGACGCTGTGCTGGAGCAAGCCATCAATGCAGCAGGACTAACTCCTAGAGAGTTTGCTCAGGCTAATAAGCTTACAGTGACAGAGGCTGCTTCTATTATGCAGCAATACTCTGTGGCTTCAAGAGCTATGAACAAGCTCAAGGAAATTGATCCTGAGTTTAAAAAGATGGCTGATGAATTGTTTGGCAAGCCTGATGAATACACATCAACAATGGGTTGGTTTGGTAGAGGAATCAGCAGAGTAGAAAGGGAAAGTAAAGCCTTTGTTGTTAGTGGTATTGGAACCACTGTACGAAATGTGCTGGGTACTATTCCTGTCCTAACATACACATCTGCTGCTTCTGTCATTGAAGGCACTCTATACACAGCGGGTAAGGTGTTATCTGATGGTGCTTCAGGTCAGCGTGTGCAAACCCTCAAGCGAGGTATGGCTGACACAATGAAGGATGCATTCTCTGTCTACGGCTATCTAGCTAAGACAGACTTAGCTGATGAAGTTACTTACTCTCTGCTTGAACATAATCCATCGATTAGAAACAACATCCTAAGCGCCACTCAAGAGGGCAGCAACAAAGAACTGTCCCAAGCAGCACAGCTATTCAACAGCTTGAATGCTACACAGGATGCTTGGTTTAGAAAAGCCATCTTCAATGCTTCTGTAGAAAAGAATGCAAGAAGAGCAGGGCTAGATCCGTTTCTTATTATGGCAGAAAATAAAACTGTTCCTGCTTCTATTCTTCAGAAGTCTGCTGATGATGCGCTCAAGGCTACATTCTCTTACCAGCCTAAGGTGCAAGCTAAAGGACTTGGTTCACTGGAGTCTGGTGCTGAAACAACTGCTAATTATTTCATCAAAGCTGCTGAGCTTCCGGGCGGTAGCTTGTTTGCTACATTCCCCCGCTTTATGAGCAATGCAATTGCATTCCAATACAGATATAGTGTGTTAGGTGCTGCCAGTGGTGCAGAAGATATGCTGCGTGGTGGTGCTATGGAAGCAGCAGGAGATGCTGCTGGTGCTGGTCTGAAGCGTCAGGGCCAAGAGAACCTAGCTAAGGGTGTTGTTGGCACTGCTGCACTGGCAGCGGCCTATGACTACCGCATGAACAATCAAGACAGCAATTGGGCAGAGATAAAGAAAGAAGATGGATCTGCTGTAGACATGAGATCTATATTTCCTATTGGCCCCTTGTTGGCTGTAGCTGATGTCATAGCTAAAGTAAAGCTTGGTGAGAAGCCCGACACTGCCGGTGCGTTAGAAGCTGTGGTGGGTATGAAGATGCCAGCGGGTACACAGAGCCAATTCCTAGACCAGTTGTTTGCTGCTTTCTCTTCTGAGAAAGACGCAGATAAAATGGAAGTTGCTGTTGGTAAAGTGCTGGGCGACTTCACTGCCCGCTTTGCTGCTCCCTTTGTATTCAAGAGTGGCTATGAATTCTTAGACTTGTTTAGAGAACAGGGTGCTATTCAGCGTGACCCTAATGTTATAACTGCTGACACCACTGCTGGAAGAATTGCTGAGGCTGCTGCCAACAGGGTGCAGGGTAAGCTACCCATTCTTAAAGAAGACCTGCCTGAAGCTATTCCCCGTCTTAGAGAAGGGCCAATTGTTAAAGAAGGTGAATTCTTTAATAGCTTGGTTGGTATCAGAGAGATACCAAAGAAGACACTGGCAGAGGAAGAGATTACTAAAGTTAATGCTGATCCATTTAGAGTTTATGGTGGCAGCAGTGGTAACAAGACTTACGATAGGGCTTTCACTGAGCAAGTTAATCCACGCGCTATAGCCTATGTCGAGAAGCTTATTGAGAAGGATGCTTATAAGAACCTGTCCTTAGCAGAGAAGAGAGAGAAGATACAAGCGGTGCTGTCCAGAGCAACAGAAGTTGCTACACTACAAACACAGGCTAGCTTTATGAAAACTCCTGAAGGCAGAACAATGCTAAACAAGATGGAGTTTGATAAGCTCACTGCTGATGAGCGTAAGATTATTAATGAGCGCTATGCTAAAGAACACAACGGAGTCACTTTGGAAGAGGCTAATGCTTATGACAAAGTGAAGGCTTATAAAGCTAAGCTGGCTAATGTAAAGAATTGATAGGGGATATCTTTTGGCACTACTTGGTAAATTAGTTGCTCCTCTTGTTGAGGAAGTTAGCACAGATGTGCTTAAAAAAGAGGCAGGTGTTGTAGCCTCTAAAGTTGTTAAGCCCGCACCTCTTATATCTAAAACAACTGGAGCAGTTTCTAAGAAGCAACTGGAGCAGGAAGCTGCCTCTGCTGTTGATGATGTCTTGGGCATTGTTGCCAAACCAGCACCAGCAGTGGAGCAAACAGCCACAGTGCTGGCTAAGAAGAAGAAGCCCGCCGCTGTCATCCCCGACATCCCCCTTTCATCCACTAAGCGCCCTGTCTTTCAGCCGCCAACATCTACTTCTAAGGTGGTAAAAGACGAAGGGCCGTATTTAGGTGAAGTGGAAAGAGAAGGACGCTTCGTAGACAACGGAGAGCCTATGCTTGCTAAGCAGGAAGAAGCTTCGCCAGCGCCTACACCGCCAGCAGAAGAAGTCCCTGATTGGAAGAAGCAATACGATTTGTATACGAAGTACGCAGCAGAGGGGGAGGATGTTGGAGACTTTGATCCTGACAGACCCTTTTCTTGGAACAATCCTGAAAAAGCTAAAGACGCTTCTCCATTTGCGATAGAGAAAAGAGAAGCTGCTGGATATGTACCACCAGCTATACCAGAGGCTAAAATAAAACAAGGTTCTTTAGAGAGCTATGTTCCTTACTTAGACGCAACACCGGATAAAAGAAAAGGTGTCTTGTTCTTACTCCGTGAGGAAAGAGGATATACATTTGAGAACCTAATTAAAAATCCACAGATCGCTGGCCTACCTGATTCCGAAGATGTCTTGGCTGTTGTACAAGGAAACTTTAGAAAACAGTTTGGTAAAGAGATTGATCCTAAGAACACAGAAGACATAGCAACAGTGATTTCTATGTCAGAGAAAGCGCAATCTAAACTAAATGCACTCAGAGAGAAGTATAAGGATACACCACCCATTAAACTTTTCCACGGCAGAGAGTCTAGCAAAGCTGGAGAAAATTCTAGATACAAAACTGGATACACCGACCCTCAGCAGCATGAGAGCTACCATGCTGAATTGAAAGCAGGTGGCACTTCTTTCACAAGAGATTTGAATTTAAATTTAGAAGTTCCTCCCTTTGGCGGGCCTAATCCACAGCAAATAATCTACACAGAAATTCCCTACGCTGACTTCATGTTTAAGAGAGTGAACATGAGTCCAGAGGATTACTCAAACAAAAGCTTAGATGTGATTGCCCAAACAATTAACGGATCTGACCGTGTTATTAGGCCACTATCTCTGCCCCGCTCCAACTTCAAAGAAACAGAAGAAGTGATTACTGAAACTGATAAGCTTCGACCACAGGGCAAGGGAGAGGGCAGTCAACTAGAAGTGAGATCGGGTAAAGACTTTGTAACCAAAGCTGTCCGAGGAGATGGCAAAGCTCAGAAAGGTTTTCTTGATAGAGAAAGAAGAGAGCAAGAAATTCTTGAGCAACTGCTGTCTATCCAACAGAATATGCGCTTACCAATAGATAAGCGTAGTGTTATTGTGGATGGAAAGAAAGTGACTAAGCAAGTGTCTGATGAGATGCTGGCTAATCAAGCGTACACCAATGTAAAGAGTTTACTAAACAACTTCATGGAGAAAGGTGCGCTCACCTCAACTAAGAGTGGCTTAGGCCAGCGGTATCAAACCTCATTAGATATCTTGGCAGGAGATACCAAAGACATTGCTACAACAGTTTATCCAACAACAGGTGAACCTTACAAAGGAAGAAAAGAAACGCTCTTCTTTAAATCGCTGCTAGACAAAGCTCAGGAGACACTGAAAGCATCAGGCTCCACTGAAAAAGCAAAGCTACTAGATGATATCAACAATGAGTTGGATGCCTTCAGGAGTATGGGCTATAGGGCCAATCGTGAAGACATGTCCTACAGAACACCACAGATAAAGGCAACCAACAAGGTTAGAGAACTAACCCGCAAGTTAGCTAAGGGCGGGCTAGCTGCTAGGTAGAGTTAGTCTTTGGTGAAGTAGAGATATACAAAGCCAACAATCAGTCCCACTATTAAGATAGCCATCGGAGCTAGTGTTGGCGCTAGCACCAGCCACCAAGACCAATCAATAACATTGAAGAGTTTGGCTCCGACAAAAATCAGTGTGAGCAAATTTAAGAAATTAAAATTGATAGTCATATTGTTTCCTTGAGATGATGGTTTGCCCTATTGGAATTGAACCAATGACCTACAGCTTAGAAGGCTGTTGCTCTATCCAACTGAGCTAAGGACAAGAGGTTTTACTTTCCCTGCTTCAGAGCGAAGATGTTTTCGAAGTAGCCTCTGTCGAAGCCCCGCTGCCACTCCTTGCCCTGCACTGAGTCAGGATCGTATTGGTTGGCAAGCCAGCCTTTGTAAAAGGCATTCCTTCCTTGATCAAACTGGATCCGCAGAGGGGGAGTTCGTTCAGATTTGATAGTCATGGTTTCTCCTTTAGTTGACTTATCTTGATGTTGTAACAATCGCTCTTCACAGTGTAGCCATTGGCTGGATCCACTGTACCTTTCTGCATGAAGACAGCATCCTTCATGTACTGATCTTTATTATACACACCTAAATACCAGCCCACAGAGAAGTCATTCTTCACACGCACAAAGGCGTAGTAGTCGCAGTCTTGCTTTGTGTTAAGAGCAGCAATAGAGCAGTCGTAAGACGGCAGAGGGACATAGCCCGTCTGCTTAGTCTTCACATCCACCTTAGTGCCATCACCTAAAACCAAGTCGTAGTCATAGGTATTGAATAGCTCACCACCTAAGACCTGCTGAGCAATAGCCTCACCAATGAAACCGGCAATGTTGCCAGCCCCTTTGATGATGCTATTGCGTAGCTGTCCCATCTCAGCAGCCTTGTCTCTGGCCTCAACCAGCATGGCTGGAGATATGACTACCTCTATCATCTGATAGGACAAGCGCCAGTGGCACACTCATCATCAAGGCCAATGGTGGCTTCGGCAACTTGCGTGATGAGGCGAGTAGAAGCTACCAAAGCATCGTATTGCTCTTCAGTAATCTCTTCCAGCGGTGCTTGCTTAAAGCCATGCTCACTGTGCAGCAGGAAAGACAAGCTCTTGTGTGAGTGCTTGTAGTGCTTCTTCAGATACTTCTTGATTTCAGGAAGCTCTTCCTTCTTGTAGTAGACGGTGCAGCTAACGCTGTTGTCACTCCAATTTTCCTGCAACCAGCGGACGGTATCAAGCTGATCCAGTGCATCCACTTCGCTGGCAAGCGTAGCCACTTCCGAATGACGGAACGGGAACGACACCACCACAGTGCTGTGATCTAGAGAGCCATCAAAGTTTTGTTGGTACTCTACGGGATACCCGTGGTCACGGCAGGTCTGCACCAGCGAATGATTCGCACTGATGCGGATACGCCTAATCATATGACGCGCATATGCTGGATGACATCCCGGTGTAACTCCCGGCAACAGAGACAGCGTACCACTAGGCTTGATGGTGGTCAGCTTGATGGATCTGTTAAAGCCATGCTGATCGCTGTAATCCTCGTCAAACCTACGCAGGTGGGTATAGGTATCCTTGAGCCATTCAAGCTGCTCCTTGGTGCTTTCTAGTACGCCTGTGATGCCAATGCCCATACGCATGTTCTTGTTGACAATGGTTTGGGTAGACTCAAGGTGGCAAGGCAGGGCCAAGCTGTGCTTGTTGATGCGGTATAGCAATGTTGCTACATCCATCAACTCTTCCTTTGAAGTAATGTTTGGCAAGAAGATTTCTGCTAGGCAGCAGGTTTCTTTATCAGCCAAGCTCTGCTCTGCACACGGGTTGTATCCCTGCACATCAGGATCGGGATATTGTGTATCTCCCAAGCGTCCAATCTTGCGAGACAGGCGCAGGTTAATCAGCCCGTAGGGTTCTCCCTTGCCCTCATAGCCATCCCAGAAGAATTCATGCAGGTCTTCAATGTCGTTACAGACAACGCTGTTATTTGACATCGCTCTCCATGAGGGAATGTTGCCCATATCCCAGCGCTTAGCCAACAAGAATTCCACATCATCGGGATCGCCAATGGCAATCTGTGCAGAGCGGCGTACGTTACCTGCCACCACCACAGCACCAATGATATTCATAATGTCCAAGCAGTCGATAGGACGCAGCTTACGCCCCGCACGGCGGGCTAAGATGTCGCTGATCTTACCTATCCCCCACACCAAGTCTTCAGGCCCGCTGGCAGTGCCACCAAAGCCTTTGATGGGTGCGCCCTTGCTGCGGATAAGCTGTGTGCTGTAGGTGAATGTCTGATTGCCACTGCGGTGAGCGAGGAACGCTGCCTTCAGTGTCTTGCCCAGCAGAGCAACCCATCCTTCACGGCTGTCAGGAACAATAAATTGAGCGCCAGAACTGTCTACTCTGGTAGGTGCTTTGAAATTAGCATTGACTTCGGGAAGCTTGTCCACATTCTTCTTCTGAATGTTGTAGCCAACACCACTGCCAAGCATCAACAAGTCCATAGCCCAAGTGAAAGGCTCAACAGGCTTGTCCACCACAGTGAAAGCACAATTCTGTAGGCTGGCTAGTCCCAGCTTATCCACTGTATTAGTTCCTAGCTGCCACAAGAAGCGACCAGCAACACTACCCTTAAGTTCAAGAAAATGTTTAGTGAGTCGTGCTTGTTCTTCTGCTGTGAAGTTACAACCTAGCTGGTCATTAGTTGCATCCACTACACGCTTAATGGTGTCAGTGAATTCTTCTGTTGGGCTATTGATATCAGTCTCGTTAAGGCGGCGGGCATAAGTTCTTTTCATTGTCAAATAGCCAATAGATGACCAAGGGGTTTTGATGTCGTTCATAATTCTCCTGTGTTGAAAGATAAAAAAAGGGAGCCATTGCTCCCATAGGGAAAGCAGTTATACTAGAATTTACCGCTCATCCCCACTACCCATAATTTTATTACGGGCTTTTCTGTCAGCTAGTTTTGCTAGGTTTTCTGTACAGATTTCCGACAGGCTTAGTCCTGCATCATCTGCCACAGCACAGACCATCCACATAACATCGCCAAGTTCTTTCTTCATCATTTCTTCCATGTTCTTTTCACCTGCTCCATCACGGATTAGTTTGGCAACAAGACCCAATACTTCTCCAACTTCTGCTGCCAAATTAAATAGGGCATAGGCTTCGTTAGCGCTGTCAATTCGATATGACATTGCTTCTGTTTGATAAAAATCTAAATCCATCTTATTCCTTAAAGAGTGAGGGGAACAAAGATTGTACTACAGTCTGACACTGAGTAGCAATTTCTCTATGTTCCTTTTGTGTAGCAGCATCACAGCGAATATCAATGTAATGCAACCAGCTACGCAATGTACCATTCATGTACATGCGGGACATCATCATACCCTCAGGCAATAATTTCCTAGCAACTTCCTTGGCAATGCCATTGTGTAGCGCTTGCTCATAGTTTGCTATTGCTGTTTTAATTACTTCGACCTGTGACTCATGCCACATCTTAGACAGTTCTCTATCCTGTACAGGAATACTGTTCTGTCTGTTCTTACTATCCTGCAACCTAGCTTCAGAGAAGTCGTAGTTGTGGACAGCAGTGTAGCGTTGGCTTAGTTCTTGGAAGCTAAAGCTTCGGTGTCTTAAGATTTGTCTAGCTATGTCTCTGGTGGTTTCAATTTCCATGCAGATGTTAACCATCTCAAACGGTGACCAGTGTTTGTTGTCAATCAAATACTTGAGAAGCTTTGGTGCTGTTTCTTTGTTGTCTTGATTCTCTGGGTTGGAAACCCTCGCCATGTAAGCGACAAGGGTTTCCGCATCAGGAGTAGACCAAATTAGTTTTACTCCACTCATAGGTTTCAGTCAGCCCACTCGTCCCAAACTTTGGCACTAACGCTCCAGAAATAATCAGAAGCTGCCTCTTCTCCCATGTAGAGAGTTAGCAACTGTGATGCTGCGTGTGCAAGCTCAGCAGTTTTTCCTTCGTCATCGTCTTCTTCAAATGCATAATACTCATAGCAGGTTTTCAATTCTGCAATGACAGCAGCATAGGGATTTTCTTCAGCTTCATCTTCTTCTTCTTCATCGTCCCAGTCCCAAAACAAATCTGCTTCTTCTTCCTCTTCTTCTTCAACAGCATGCTGCTGGGCAATGTAGTTTTCCAACATAGCAATGAAGCCCATGTTAATCAACTCCACTTTGGATTCATCATCCATCTCCAAGCTAACGATAGCGCCACCATCATCTAGTTCTTCAAGGTGTGTACAAGTAATGTTCATTTTGATTTCCTTTTAAGTTTCTCACTAAGAGTTTTTGCCTTATGACAATCCAGACACAATATCTGAAAGCCTACCACTTCACAGTACATGTTCTCAATGTACTTATCCCAACTAACAAACCCGACATCTGGATCCACTACAGGATGGATATGATCTACCTGTACATCATTAGCTACAAACTCTCCAGTGCATGCAGCGCATCTGTAATGTTGTGCTAACTTACCTGTCTTCTTATTTTCTTTTCTTCCCAACAGAGCATCCCTTAGTGCTGCATACTTAGGAGGCCACCTACGCGAGGCAGACCTCAGGGCTGATGTTACGAAGCTTCGATACCTAGCCTCTGTCCACTCACCACCATTACGGGGTTTGATGGTTTGTTTCTTAGAAGCCATCGATATCTATAGTCCCATCTTATCAAGCTTGTTGACAATGAGTTGGGCATACCCAGCAATGTCTTGCCAGCTATCCTTGTAATAAGGATCGCCATTAACAATGCGGGCAATCTTATTAGCAATCATGTCCAAGCTTTCAAGCATATCATTATCAGGGGCTTCGTGAATCGTGGCTCCATTAGATATGATACGTTTTATGTCTTGGCTGGTGGTTGCTACATTGATGTACTCACCATAGCGGTCACCTCGTTGTTGCAATATCTCACCTACAGAAATCATTGCACCCCTCCTACAGTGGGGGTATTGATATCGAAAGAGCGGAGGTCTTTGTCTAGATCAGCAAAGCTGTTGTGATTAGCATCATACTCAACATCAATAGCATTGTGTGCATAGAACTTGCTGCAATGGTCTGTGATTGCTGCTGCAATTTCCTCATCACTTTCCATGAGAGGAACAACAGAGGCCAGCAATACTGCCATACCAATCATGTCATCCATCGCTTCCTTAGAAATAGAGACAGGGCCAAAGCCACTAATAATAACTTCATATGTGTTGTCCCACTCCCCATCTTTTCCCACATGAGGGCGCAAGATAATCGCAACATCATTGGGCTGTAGATCATTCTTGGAATTCCTTTTCATACTGTATCCTTCATTGGTGGTTGCCATAGTTCATCCTCATATCTTCTAAGCCAGAGAAGTCTGGCATTTTCAATAACTCTTTCCTCATTCCCTTCATACTGCTCTAGACAAATAGAATACATTTCCATTTCATCTGTTGCTTCTGATAGAAGTTTGTCGGCAGTGACGGGGCCAACCCCTTTTATGCCTATAATATTATCAGCGGAATCCCCTGTTAATATTTGTTTGTAGAATCTATACATACCCTCTTCAGGAGTTATGTTATACCCTACCTTCTTTACAAAATTATAGTGCCAGCCAGCTATCTGATCTAAATCTTTATCGACAGAAGCAATGACAAAATTACTTTGCAACTTAGTTGCTTCTATTGCTATAGCATCATCAGCTTCTTGACCATCAACAACAACAGCACCCCATTCATCCACCAAATACTTTCTTAATGTCGGTAAATGTGCGGGTTTAGGTGCAGTTCGATTGCCTTTATACACAGCAGTGGTTGCTATGTCTAGTCTGAAATTATTCTTACCTGTTAGGTAGAGTTTCCATTCATCGGCATAACAACCACTGTATGTATTATCAACGCCAATCAGTAGGATGTCGGTGAGATAACTGTTAAGAGATCTCTTAGCTGTCTTCCCATCGTCATCCTTACAAGCGAATGCTATGCGATAAGCAATAATGTCAGAGTCAACTAACGCTATTACTTTGCTTTGCATTGCTATTACTGATTAGGATCTTCCAAGGGAAGTTCCATTTGGGTAGAGGCTTGCTGTTGCTCAGCCTGTGCAGCCGCTCGGGTGATAGCCTCAACTTGGGGGATAGCCTGTCGTTGAATCTCATTGATGTGAGGAGCAACGGCCTTGTAAGGCAACTCTCCCAACCCTGTAAGAGCAGCGTTAACGGTATCGATATGCAGGTTTAGTGTGATGTTCATACCAGTTTTCCTTTACAAAATATCTTCGTCATCAATGGTGGACTCAGAACCAAACTCAACAAGCTCTGTAATCACAAGCTTACCCAAGGATGGGCTGATGCCCTTCTTGTTTTTGTAAGACCACTCATACGCACCAACCAAAGCTTTGGCTTTGCTTCCATTGCCAATGGCTTCTTCAATCAGATCACCCTCTGCATCAAACACCTTGATGGGGGATTGGCTCTTGCAGGTGATATACCGGCCCTGCTCAGCCTTCTTATCTTCACCAGTTTGAACACTGATACCCATTGCTTCCAAAGCATCCACAGCAGCATCGCTCAGATTGCACAGGTTAAGCTGATACTTACCTGACATATCATTCACTTTGGTATGCTGACACCAGAACACATCAGCTTTAATCTTAACTCGTTTTGACATATCTGCCATACTATTTCCTTTATGAAAAATAAAAATCCACTTGTATCGTCAGTGGCAATCACGCCTCTTTCAAGGACTACGCATTTATTGATTAATGTGTTTGTTGCCAGTTGTTGCCGATCTTTCCTTCGGCAGCAACAGGACATCTGAATTTTAACACAAGCCCAGCCTGAGTAGCAGCTTCTTCAATAATCTTCACTGCTCTCTCAGCATCTTCTTTAGCAACTTCCCATTGGGTTTCATCGTGGACAAAGGCAATTAGCTTTGCATTTATTCCATGCAGCTTCAACGCTTCGTCACACTCCACCAACCACTGCTTAGCCACAATAGCACCAGCAGATTGCAGCAGGGTATTCAGAGCAGCGTGTGCATTCCTCACCCATACTTTTCTACCATCTAATGCTGGCAACAAACCGTTAGCAGACAGCCTAGCTATCTTCTCTTTGAGCTTCTTCAGTGATGGGGTATTGTCCAAGAAGTTATCAATAAGCTTCTTCCCCTTTGTTGGGGACACACCAGCAGTAGATCCAATCTTAGCTGCACCTGCCCCATACAACATGGCATAGGTCATGGTTTTAGTTTGGTTCCTAAACTTCTTGTGTTCGGGATTGCTGTCCTCCTTCACTGTTCCCTTTGGCACTAGTCCAAAAGCTTGGCAGTTCATCCAATGCACATCACCCTTCAAGAGTTCTTCCTGCCATCTCTCATCTTGCATGTAGTGTGCAAGGCAGCGCAGCTCAATGCCGCTCAGGTCTACACCTACCTGCACATTACCCTGTTCCACCGTCCACATCTCCCTGCATTCAGCGCCATAGGGCGTGTCAGGATTGACTGCTGGCACTTGTCCCATGTTGGGACTGCTGTGGGTACAGCGGCCCGTCACAGCACCGTTGGTGATGATGCGTCCATGTACCCTACCATCGTCTTGAACAAACTCCATCCAGCTACTGATCTGTGCTGTGCGTTTCTGTAGCATCAGATACTCAGCAACCAGCTTAGCCTCGGGCAGGTCTATGCCTTGCAGCACTGTCTCGTCCACAATGACATTGCCCTTCTCTGTGTGCTTATTAAACTTCACACCCAGCGCAGTCAATCGCTCAGCAATCTGTTGTCTGCTGCCAGCATTGAACAGGTGCTCTCTCACCTTCATCGGCCCAGCTACGGCTTCCTTTATCAGGGAGGGTTTATGACCAGCGAGTCTGAGCAGGGACAAGAGTTCTGTTTTAGTCTCTGCCTTGTATTCCGTCCAAGAGCCATCAAACAATGTCCAATACTGTGGAGTTTTTAACTCTTCATAGGTGGGCTTAAACACTTCCTGCATCTTGCATTCAATGTCAGACATGCGCCCAATCAAGTGTGCATGCAGAGACATAGCCTTTGGCATATCCAACTTGAACCCGTTGTCTTCCATCTGCTTACATATAATGGCAACCCTATGCTCAAGCTCAATACTTTGAGTGCTGAACTTATCTCTTACAAGCAGGGATATGAGATGTTGATACAGCTTCTCAAGAAGCAGCACATCCTGCTCACAATAAGCAGCCATCTCTTCCGACCAGCCAGCATCATAGTCAGTGAAGTCTATCTTGTGGCTCTTGAGTCTGATACCCCAAGCTTGTAGGCTATGAGGTGGCGGCACTTTCTGTCCCTCTATGAATGCAATGTCTACATCAGGATTATGCAGACGCGAGAGGATAAGTGTATCTACTAAACTGGAACTGGGTATGGTGACATCCCACACCCTCTTGAGTACAGGAGCATCAAAACTAATAATACCGTGCCCGCATACCATATTACCTTCAAGATATTCCTGTAGTCCATCTTTGTTTCTCCAATGTTTTACTTCACCCCCCTTCGCTGTGACACAAAGCCAAATGTTATCGTGTTTAAGGTTCGTTTCTATGTCTAAGAAGATCATCGCTATTTTTTTCCTCTAAGTATTTGATTGCTGCTGTTAATACTTCCACATTGTCTTTTGTTTTACCTAACATAGTGTTACAGTTTGTGCATAAAAGACCACGAACTTTTCCTGTATCGTGACAGTGATCAACCTGTAGAGCATAAGAAGTTTTTGAGGCTCTTCCTTGTTCTACGTTGTCTTCATGTCTTTTACATATCGCACAACAAAATTTTTGTTGTTCCCTTAAAATATTGTACTGTTCAAGCGTAATTCCATATTTCCGTAGTCTTTGGTTCTTAACTTGATCAGGATTCTTTTTAACCCAGTTCTTATTGCCATCTCGGTGTACCTGTCGTTTATCAGGGTTCTCTAGATGCTTACTACGCCTACACACCATACAAGTTGAATCTTTGTAGGCTTTTCTAACACCATCAGAGAGTGTGTGATAACTATTACCAAACTTATCCTCAGGTAATTCTTTGAGACATACCCTACACTGCAACATAAGTATCCTTTCTATGATCATATAGTTATAACACATGATCAAGGAAAGGTAAACCTATTTATACGTTTTTATAGTAAGAGTTCCTGCTCTTCTACCTCAACTAATCGGTTAATGTTCTTGTCAAAGTACAAAGCACCAGCGGGGCCAGTCTCTCCTGTGAAGCGTGACTTCAATAGGCGAAGCTCAGTAGTGTTGCGTCTAATTTCATCATCATCCTGCTGATCACGCTGTAAGCCAATGACAGCATCAGACAATTGGCTAATGCCTTGAGTGCCTCGTAATGAAGAAAGGCTAATCTCAGCTCCATTCTCAAGCCCCTGTCCTTGTTGTCTACGGGTGTGCGAGACACCAAACAAACCTACACCTGTTTCTTCAACAAAGGTACGCAGCTTAGTCAATAACATATCTAAACCCTTACGCTCATCGGTATCCATCCCAGACAAAATCATCTGATAGTGATCTAAAATAAGCCATTGGCAGTTCTGTCCTTTCACCATGTAGCGTAGGCGATTAAGAACATTGTCAATATCTAACGACCCAAAGTGATTGAATAACACACATCGACCAGTACCCATCGTACTATCATAGCACTTCTTTAGTTCTTCTTCTGTGTATTCCACATGAGGAAGATGTAAAGGTTTACCTGCTTCAATGGACATAATACCTAAGGCCGTACGCTCAGGAGATTCTTCCAAAAAAGCCATACCAATATTGTCATTGGTTGTCATAATCAAGTGGTGGATAAGCTGTCTTAAGAATGTAGATTTACCTTGCCCAGTACCTGCCGCAATGGTAATAAGCTCACGCTTACGAAGACCTGCCATCATCTCATTCAGTTTGGCATAAGGCCATGAAGCATCAGGAAGCTGCTTAGGCTTCTTCAATTGTTCCCATAAGTCAGCACCATTAATAATGCCATCTGGTTTATAGGGTTCAGCAGCCCACCATCTAGAAACAAATGCAGCTTCCTTGCTTTCAGCAAGCCACTCGCATGCGTCCTTGTATGTAGGGTCAGGTTTAAATATCTTGCACTTGCTGCCAAACAATTCAGCAACTTCCTTTGCTGCCTTCTGCCCTGCCTCATCACCATCAAAGCAAAGCACCACAGTTTCAAAGCTGTTGATGTATTCGTAGTTGGTTTTGGCATCCTTCAATGCACTACCTGCACCTGTGCGTATAGACACCACAGGATATTTGCTACCCGTTAATTGGTATGCAGCCAGTGCATCAAACTCCCCCTCAGTAATGGTGAGGTACTTGCCATTGGATGGGTATAGGTTCTGTCCAAACAGAGTACCCTTGCTCCACCCACCCACTGTCGTAAACTTCTTATCCTTCACCTCTCTACGCTTAGCCGCCACCAGTTGGGAGTTGCTGTTGTAATAAGGGAAGTAATAATAATCACCACTGCGGACAACGCCATAGCGTTCCATTGTGGCTTTGTTAATACGTCTGTTTGCTACAGATACACTGACACCTTCGTTGAAGTCTTTAATAAAAGAGCTTGTGTCTTTCGTTTCAACTTCTTCATCAATCACTATATGTATTTCCTGTTGGTTAGTGGAGGGTGTGAATGTATCGCATACAAAACACTTCGTGCTGTGGTCTTCGTTCATGGCTAAGCCATCGCTACTACCACAAGTAGGGCATGGCAGGTGGGTCTTTATAAACACTTGAGATAGCGGGCTATGTTGTGTCTCACTGCATCTCCCTTAACCAGTGGAGCATCCCATGCACCATCTAGTCCATGCTCTTTTCGATAGGTAGCAGTCAGTGTCTCCAACGCACTCAATGCTGTGGTAAGAAGTTCTCGCTCTAGTTCCGTGCTTTTAGGTTCATACTTATCTCTCAAGTAGTCTCGCTGTGCCTTAATGCATTCGGGATGCTGGCAGTGGTAGCCGCAACTGTGATCAGCCATTGTTCGTCTCCTTCAGGAATTCAACATATTGATTAAGGCGGGCAAGCACACTAGGTTCTAATGCCACCACTTTATTCTCTGAATGATTAACTGCTAGCCAGATTTGATAGCCATCAGTGCTGGCATACACACCCTCACCTAAATAAGTTGAATAGGAATCATCTTTAATCATTTGTTTTCTCCATTAATTTATCGGCTAACACTAATCTGTGCATCAGGGTTTGCAATACAAGCCTCAAGATAATTTGCAACAAAGGGAACGAAGTGTTCGTACATTCCCCAGCCATTAGGACTATTAAACTTTTTGAATCTTTCAGGATCTGACACTAGCAAGGCTAATCCTTTGGAGAGCGGATTGATCAAGTCGCGGGCGCAGTAGCCTATCTCTTCGGCTAGCCACAATACTTCATAGATGTTGGCTTCCCTTGCCATGCCTCCAAGATTGTGTGTAATGTTTGCGCTGTAAACGCTTTGACTCAATGTGATATCTAGGCTCATGGCGCGACTCCTATGTTGTGGGCTGCTTCTGCATCAGCAATACCTTGAAAATAGCAAGTCCTGCAATCAGCAATATTGTCAGTCATTTGGTACATTTCCTCTTGTTGCTCATCCGTCAGCCCTACCCACTCGCGCTGTGGTGGGGCGGTGTAGAGGGGCAAAGCCCGTTGACCCTCTTGGATGTCAGTTGGGTTGTCCGTCACATAAACAGATTGCCCATCTTGCGTGTAAACCATCCACGCCACAGGCTCCTGCGCTGGCTGTGCCAAGGCTTCTTTGATGGCGGTAATGGCATTGTGCGTCTTTTGCATCCGACCTGTTGTTCCAATGACTTTAGCGTTCAACGCCTCAAGCGCCAGCTTCAATGCTTCACGTTCCATTGTTCTTCGCCTTGTTCACGTTCTCGTCCAGCCAAGCCTGCACTTCGCCACCACTCCACATCTTACGCAGCATGGTCGGGAATACCACTCGTTCGCGCTGTGGTGGTGCGGTGTGTTCAAGTGCCGCATCCCATGCTCTGTGGCATCCATCTTGAAAATCCTCATTTCCCCAAATTGCGTTTTCGTACCAATCAAGAAACGCTACAGGCTCCTGCGCTGGCTGTGCCAAGGCTGTTTTGAAATCAGCCACAAAGTCAATCGCTTGCAATCCGTACTCATCCAGTATTGCTTTGATGCCCGCCCATTCTGATGGCGGCTCCTGCGCTGCATTGCAGCTTTCGCATTGCTCTCCGCGCAACCAACCATGCCCACACCGCCAGTTATTTCTGCGCCACTCATCTTCGTTCCACGGCTGCTCCTGCGCTGGCTGTTCCTTGTACACGCTCATGGGGTCAATGCGCTTGCCATCTTGTGACCATGATGTGCCGTAGTTGAGAACGTCTTCCTGCAACTTGTCCGCAGCCATTTTGCGCTTGGCTGGGAACCCGCCGCCCCACGCACCCTGCTTGCGGGCGAGTTCATCAAACGCTTCGTCTTCAGGTGTCTTCATTGTCTTTTTCCTTTAGGTCATTTGGGAACACTAGGGTTTTGTACTCCAGCTTGTACCCATCAATAAACAACACATTGAGGGACGCTGCTTCTAAGTTTTCCCCGAATATTTTCTTCAATGCATCCCAAACTTTTTGGGCTTCAGGTGTCTTCATATCATTATCCACCAAACAATGCCACCTAGTGCAGTGGCTAATAAAACAAAACCAAATATGGCTAAGACAACTTTCAGGAAGTCAAAGAACATATCTCCACCAGCATCGGTATCGTCCTCAAACATATCTTCAATTCCTTCTGCTCTAATCAAGTCTGCAATGCGCTCACGCTCCTGATAGATTATCGTAAGTGTCTTTGTTTGCGTAGGAAATCCAGTACCCATCAGCACTAAGTCGATGCACCGCTTACGCACCTGCGCTGATACCAGCTTAGCAAACTTTTCCTTATCAAACTGTTCATAGCTTGCACCCCAGCCATACTCCTCAGTGGTGGTGGCTTGCTCAATTAACTTGTTGATGTTCTTCATGTGCATCGCTCCTATCATTAAGCCATCTACCAAACTTACTTAGCTCTGGCATTGTCCTGTTGAAATCTTTAGCAGCTTGTATGTTCAGGCACTTAACACCATGCTCCATGTCTGACAGCAGAGCAGACCAATACTCATCTGCTATTGCTTCACGCTCATGCTCTGCTACCAACAGGGCAAACTTCTTGAGCGGCTCATCAATCAATGAATGTGTGGCCTGAATACATTGCGGTTGATATTTTTCAGAGTCGTTATCAACAATGAAGCCAGCCTGTTTAGCCAGTGCTTTAATGTTCATGCTTGCTCCTTATTGCACATCGATGTTAGGTAGGATGGTGGATGGTTTGAATATCACACGGTAGTGATAGACACTAGCCTTGCTTGGCTCCATCTGCTCAACAAAATAAGTTACATTGTCAGACAGCCCAAGGAAATGTTTCTTGTACTGTTCAGGGCCAACCTTGCAGGTGATGGATAGCTGATTATTACTATCATAGTTACCCAACGAACACAGTCCTTCCACAGTGAGCATGTACTCACCAGTGATGCCGTTGTAAAACACCACACGGCGTGACACTTCAAAACTATCTGCTGCTTTAGACAGGTTTTTAGAAGCAACATTCGCTGCTGAGTCGCAGCCCTGTAGAAGATAAGCTGCTGTCATTAAGACAAGGCCCAGCCCCACCATTCGTGTCTGTTCTTTCATGCCGTCACCTCCACCAATTGTTTCGCCAATGATTCACATTCGTTGATGCAATACTCTAAAGTCTTGACCGTATCGCCATCAAAAGATATCTCTCGGTGCAGCCCTTTGTCATACATTTTTTTATACTTGCCCGACATTAGCTCAGGGTCTTGTGCGTCACCAAGATGGGCGCAGTCGTAGCCCAGCCACCACAGCCCCTCGGATGGGGATGGGTAATCGCGTTCGCTCCCTGCATAAGTTAGGCCGCCATGCACATCGGCAGGAACATCATCGTACCCTTTGCCATGATGTGTATGGCTTGCTGGCACACCAACATAACCGCAACGATGTCCCGCAGGATTAATCACAACTACGGAACGCAAGCCTACCTCTGTTGTCCAATCTTTCTCAACAATAAAACTCATGCTTGCTCCTCTTCTGTTTCAATAGGTGTACACACAAGAGTGGGAAACATCTCATCGATCTGGCTCACCATCATAAACTCTTTATTACTTATTGATGGAATCATAAACATTCCAAAGTAGGCATCAAGCCATTTGCATTTCATGTTTCCCGTTGGGAAGTCTGCATAAAATTCAGCCGTGTCAAATCCGTTCTTCTCTGCCCATTTTTGGCACTGATAAAGATTCATTTTGTTTCCTTCGTAAGGTTAGCGGGTAAAAATTCTTTCTTGATATTAGCGGTAATGCATGTGCCTTCAATAACAACATCTTCTCCAGACCTTGCTGCTTGTCTAAGCATGCCTTGCCTTTGAATCTCCATAGATTGTTGGCACTGCTCCACAGATGTGTGGTGGGAAACAGACTGCAAAAACTGGCAGTTTGCGTTAAGGCACACCCATAGAACAGGAATAAATATACTAACCATAGCTACATCCTTTAGTAAATAAATGAAACAAAGAATAACAAGAGGGCTTAGCTATTATGTACACACAATAGATACACACCGCCTGTACCACCACAACAACTCCCAACATGTGGAAGAAAGAAAGTATCTTCTCCACCACCATCTCTTTATTCTTCTTCAACATCTGTAAGCAAATCAAACTTGATAATCTCAAGCACCCCAATAACCGCAGCCACCGTAACCTTGCCTGAATATTTCTCAATCGCATCTAATATGTCATCCTGAAGCTGGTGTATTGTGTTTGTTCCCTGTTTAAAGCCGCCTTCGATTACTTCCATATCATCTCCTATTGGTTAAACAAATCCCCGCATTCTCGCCGCCACTGTAGCACCCTTAAGTGTGTGCTTCATGTAGGGAGCAACGCTCTGTGGTGTGGCATGGCCTGTCATAGCCATGATGTTAGGCAGAGGCACTTCTGCCTCTATCATCTCAGTCACTGCTGTCCTTCGCAGATCCATGAGCAGGATGGCTTTGGGTATGCCAGCCCTGTCCATTATTCTACTGCCAATTCTAGCTAGTGAGTTAGCACTGTATGGAAGTAGCCCACCCTTCATGTCCCTGATGGTGCTGGGTGCTATGTACTGCTGCCAGCCAAAGTCTTTGTGCTGTTGCTCCAACATCTCTCGCAGGTTCTCCGATGTAGGCAGAGACACACTAGCCCCTCGCTTGCTCTGCTCAAGGGACAGTGTACCTGTGCCACTGTCGTAGTTGCTCCACTTGAGTAGACGCACATCACCCAGCCTCTGTCCCCACTCATATGCCATCTGCACTATGAGTCCTACATTACGCAGCCTGAACTCGCTGTATGCCACCGTCAGGAATGCAGCCACATGTTCCTTCTCCCACACCACCTTGCGCTGCTTATCCACTCGCCTAAGTATGTGTGTGAATGGGTTGTGTGTGGTGTATCCATTACGGATGGCATGGTTGAACAGAAGCTTGTACACAGCTAGGCTGTGGTTGGCTAGGCTCACACTGCTGGTGGCATGGATGTCATAGACACGCTGACACATAGGGGTTAGGATGTCACCCAGCTTAGCCTTAGCTAAGGGTACACCACCCACCCTATCATGCAGCCAGCGTGACAGATAGTAGTCGTAGTCTGATCGCGTTTTAAACTCAAGCTTTTGATAGCCCAAACTATCCTTGTAATTTATTAACAGATCAGACACAGTGGATGTGCTGGATAAATTCTTTAAACGCTTACGCTCTCCGCGCCATTCATCCAAGATTTTATTCTGCTCATCAGCATACTTGAAAGCAATCTTCCAATTGTTACCCAGCGACTTACTCTCCACCACCCCTGCCTCAATAGCAGAAGATGGTGGATTGTATCGATAGATAACACCGGTTGGTTTATCTTCTCGCATTAGATAACGGGGGAGCTTACTCACCGTCCATCTCCTCTGCCATACGGGGAGGAACACGAACAGTGCCTAAGTCATACAGCTTCTCAGCCATGTCGAGCAACTCATCCCGTTTAACCAGTGCCTTTAACCACCGCTTAGGGATGCTTTTGTAGCCATACATAGCACCAGCCATCATGCCTGTCACTGCACCCACTGTGTCTGCATCGTAGCCCTTGTTCACAGCATGCACCACAGCATCCTCAAAGCATGTGTTCATGTAGCAGGATTGGGACGCTTGAACATGAGCATGCATGATGGAGCCGTGTGTTTCTGTGCCGCTGCTACGAATGTTGAAACTACGAAACCTATTGTAGTTGGTGAACATCTTCCCTGCCATGCACTCACTAATAAATGCTGCTGTGTATTGAACAACCATAGGGCTACCGTGTGTCATCAACGACACAGCAACACCCTCAGCAATAGCCATACCTACAGTGTCATGGTTGGCTAGCATGATGGGAGCTAGACGCATGATGGATCCGTTGCCGCTGGCTCTCAGGTCTGCACTGCCAGCATAGGGAAACTCAGATGTCATGCGGTCAATAGCACCGGAACAAGTGCGGCCTATGTCAAAGACATAATCTCTTGTGCCGAAGTGTCCGCTCTTTCTCCATGTCTTGAAGTTGTTGACAATCTCAGCGGGATTGAAGCAGCGGTTGCTGATGTAGGCTTGAGCAATGGCAACAGCCATAGCACCATCATCAGTCCACTCGCCCACCTCTGTGCTATGCACACCACCGCCTGTCATCTCGCTATGCACACCCTTTATCTCATGGGGACGGAGGAATTCCAGTGGCGCACCCAGTGCATCACCAACAAACAATCCCATGAACATGCCAATGGCATTGTCTTTAATCATAATTATTTTTCCAATAATATTTAGCGTGTTCCTGTATATGAGCTTGTCGTTCAGTATACTCAGCCCTTCCAGCCTGTTCGTCACCATGCCACAGCCACCATCCACCATCACCACGGGCATTGTGTGGGCCATCACATCCACTCAGTATCTGCCAGCCCTTGTCAAGAAAGGCATGCAGTTGCTCACCATTGGTGACACCTACTAGCACCCTATTCATTGGTATTCACTTTCAAATGTTTCAGGTAGCCCCGAAGACGGGTGATCTGTACTGTGCGGTAGACAATGATGGAGTCAGCATATTCCGCTGCTGTCTCTGCCTCAAGCAGGGAAAGCTCAGCCTCTGCTAGCTCAGCACTCACTGATTCCAGCACAGTGATTTGTTTAAATACTTTGCGAATGAATTGATACATAGTGTGTTTCCTAAAATAAAAAAAGATGGGGGAAAGCTACCAACTGACCGCCGTTCCGCAATCCCCTGTATCGGCAGCTTCCCTCCAAAAGGGTGGGGTACTCGCTGCACTGTGCCTAGCCGTCAGTTCAAGATCGGGCCTTGCAAGTTTGTCGCACAGCATCCGCTTTCCCCCGAAACCTACTTAATAATCCATTGCACTACGAATGTCACGGATACGCATCTTGAGCAGGGGCTGAAGATCAATCTTGCTTTGCTCAAGGCGGGCAAGTTCCATCTTCAAGGCATGGATGCGGTTGTCAATGTTCTCTTCAACGGTGGGGTTGTGGTCGTTTACTTTCGGGCCTACCATTTGCGCTTCAGCAGCGTAAGTCTTTTCTAGATAATTCATTTTGTAATTCCTTTAAGTTAAAAATGGTGGGGTACTCACTACGCTGGTTGATCTGTGCTAGTAACGGCGCACTCCAGCATAACTTTCCCCTGAAACCTGCCTAAAAATTAAGCAATTGCTGTCTCGGCAACAGCCCAGCCCTGAGGAGCAGTCTCTTCTACGGCTGTGCCACTGTAAGCATCTGCAATGGCCCACAGTTCGCTGTTGACACGGATACCCTCAGACACACTGCTGATGGGACGAGCTTTCCGCATAATGCCAGTGTCACCATGCTTTGTATTAGCCTTGCTGAGGCTACGAACAAACGCATTGCCCCGCACCACCGCTTCCTGAATACGATTGAACACAGTGAATGCATCCATGTAATCGTCTTCGTTACGCTGCACCACCAAGGCATCACGCACCGTCTTCTCTGTGGCATAGGAGCCAAAGGGAATATCTTCGATGGTTTCATCAAACATTTTCCAGCGAGTCTGAACACCCTTACGGGCCATGTCAGCAGCATCACCGTAGGACAGCTTGGTGCAGCGCAGCTTTTCGATACGCTCCATCAGCAGAGGCAGCGAGTTAACGGTGCTAGCCAGCATATCTTCGAAGCCGTTGATCGACTTAGCGCTGTGATACATACGGGATTGGAACCCATCACCAGCAACGATGCCGTTGGAGCAGATGAAGCGGAAGCAGCCAGCAAACAAACGCACACTGCTGGATCCATCATGGCTGTTGTAGAGAATAATCTCAGGGCGAACATCACCGATGATGTCTTCGGTGTGGTAGGTTTTGGCAAAGCTCAGCATGTGGCTGGAGTGCTGTGCCTCACCCTTGCGGCTCTTCTTCTGAGCAGCTTGCATGGGGAAGTAACCGAAGTCTGCCAACACAGGCAGCAATTGGGCAGTGTTCAGCGAAGCGTAGCGGTCTGACAAACCGTCTGCTTTGGTGTCGCTGAATACAGCGGGAGCCAACTGCTGGATACGCTCATTGGTCAGAGCAGTGTTGTTGGCATTACGGGAAAAGATGAGATGCTTTTGCATACGAAAGTTCCTTATAGGAGGGGGTTGAAAACGAAATAAAGCGGCGTTAATTTACCACTTTCCACAGGGCTGTCAAGTCCCTGTAGAAAATGTCCTACTATTTCGTAGGGCTATTAGTCTTCTTCACCAGTGGAATCACCGTGGTGAACGCTGATATATGCACCACCTCACCGAACATGTTAGTGCAGTAGCTATACATGCCATCAATGTGGTCGAAGTGCAGCACATAATCTGTGGCTGGCATTTTGATGAAGCTGTTGTTCGGTACTTTGTACAGCAACTCAATCGGTAGCTGTTCGTAATCGTTGATGTCTATCTCGGTTAGCATGTCATTCCTTTGCGTTAAGTTGTTGGTGGTGGTAGATATCTAGCTTTAGCTCTTGCTGACCAGCAGCATATCCCCTGTCGTAGTCTGCTTGAGCCAGTGCCAAATCGCCGAAGCTCACTCTCGCTGCTGCCCTGTAGCCACAGATGAATCCGTATTCGTAGAATGACATGCATCACCCCTCAAACTTGTATGATGCCATCAAACGCTTACCGGCTTTGTTACTACCGGTATCCACTATAGCCCCATCGACTACAGCAACGGCATGCCTTGTTATCACAACACCATACCTCCCTTTGGGGTGACGCTCTAGGAATGTCTCTAGTGTCATACTCTGTGGACGGAAAGGAACGCTGCGCTTTTCAGACAGCCGCCGCATTCTCTCGCCGTAGTAGATGACATCGAAAGCACCAGCCATCGTATACACCTTGTCTAGTACATCCCAAGGTGTGCCTCTACCCTGCCGCCTACCCTCTTGTGTCATGAGCTTGAGTGCTACAGGGTAGGGGTAAGCACCTACATTGGCAATTGCTCTCACAGCACAGTCGTTCCTTTCGACAATGCCAAAGTCGCTGGGTACATATCCAATGGATTTAGGTATGATATACATAAGTTTCCTTTCAGGAATGAGAAGTTAAACGGTTGGTTGGTAGCTTTCGTAAGCCCTGATTTTGCTAGCCTTGTCGGTGTGTTTGTAAACAAACTTGATACGAACACCCCGTTGGTGTAGCTCACCACACAGCAGCCCTAAGTCATGGTCTTCCTCTAGGTACACATTGTCCCGTAGCTGGTAGCTGCAATCGCTTACACCCTGTGCCAGCCCTAGGTTGTCTATGACCTGACGCTTCACCTTACCCCATGAGTGTGCTGGGTCTGAGTACACCATGATGGTGAATGTCTTCATGCATATTCCCCTGCTGTGTTACGCTTCTTGATAGCCTTGTTGATGGCGGGGTATGGAGTAGGCTCCAGCAGCACATCATATCCCAATCGGGCTATCTTAGCCAGTGCTGCTACCGTCAGTGTCTTCGTGCCGCAAAGCTCAGCGAAGAGCAGGGCTTTGTCGCAAATCGGATACGCTGTAGGTACGCCGTAGTTTTCTTTGATGTGAATAGAAATTTGCATAGTTACCACCATGAATAATAAAAAACTGCATCACCATCAAGCAAAGCTTGCTTGGCATCTTCGATAAACTTCTCTGTGGCCTCTACATCCCACTCATGTATCTCATCACCACCGAAGAAAAATCCCCGTGTATGCACCAGTTGCTTACTATCCAGTGCATTCTTAAGCCGATCTAAATCGGCTTGTTCCAGCCTGACATATACACAATTGAATTCGTCAGTGCCACCCTTCTCTTTATAGAGAGCCTCCATCCAACCATGTAGGTGGTTGAACTTACGCCAATAGGCTATCTCAACTCGCTCAATCACCTCAGGCCAACCACTCATAGTTTGGATGTCGCCAGCCTCTTTCGCTTTCATCTTGAAAGCATACATATCTAAGCCCATATCAGTGTCCTTTCATGTAGTGTCGTGAATAAACAATATCGCCGTTAAACTCTTCGGGGATTACATAATCCCCAGTGTGGTTGTTGGCATCAATGTAGGCTTCGATGTCAGCCTCTAGCATGTGCCTCTTCTCATGTATGACATGTATCACACATATCTTACCGCCAAAGCCATTGCCTATACTGAAGCTGCCCATCTCCATCTCGCCAAACCACACCATCACAGCAGTGTCTTTGCTCATGTTAAATCCTTGTGTATGTTAGCTCTTCAGTCGGTTGCAGGGACATCTTATCTTCCATGATGTCAAAGAGCAAAGCTTTCGCTTTGTTCAGGGTTTGTCTAGCTTGCTCCACATCACCCATTGCCATCAACTCCTGAGCATCTGACATCAGATATGCTACCAGCATCCCACCACCGCTGAATCGGTAGGCCATGCTCCGCTTTGCTAAGGCTTTGAATTCTTCAATGTCGCAGCCATACATTGATTTCATCATATTTTTCATGTTGTTTCCTTTCAGGAATAAGTGTGCCGTTTAGCACTTGTTACCCACCAGCCAAAGCTTTCCCACCGTGTAAGGCTTAGACCATGTGGCAGTACACTGATTAGCCGTACAGACCGTAGGTCAGGAGTATTGATGTTCATGTTATGAACACCTGAGCCATCCACTGGAAAGCACTGGTCATACCGGAGCATATCAAAGGGAAACATCCCTTTGCCCTCCACCTCAAATGATGTCACTTGCATGTTGTTTCCTTTCAGGAATGTTGCAAAATTGCAACCAGTAACAGTCCTGTCACGGCTGTTACAAGGGCAACTCTTACAGAGACAGAGAGTAAATGTAGCCCACCTTGATGCCATTGGCATTCGGTGCAACCAGCATCGTAGCACTGCGGCTCTTCAGCATGGGCAACTCTGTTGCTGCACTCACAAAGGTGCTGTACTTGTAGGGATTGTATGTAACCCTAGTACCCATTGTCACATACCGCTCTATGACAGCCGGTGCAGTGTCTCCTAGCCATGTGCCACAGACACCAGCATGGACATTCTTACGCTGCTCTCGTAGTACCCGCTGCCTCCCTGCCTCACTCACTTTGTAGGTGCAATCGTATAGCTGCACCTCATGCTTGTGGGCTATCACTCGCCCCTTGTTGACACCCTCAAGGGCTTTGACGGAGAAACACCGTAGGTGCAAATTGAAATAAACGAATACTTTCATGTTGTTTCCTTTAGGAAGAGAAGGGTTTAACGAACCGAAGCAGACTCGCCACCTAGTGCCACAGAAACAATCGTTTCTCTGTTGATACAACGATAACCTGCATTCTGTACATCATATACCACAACATATTTGCTGTGGTCGATGGTGGAGAAACCACCTTTCAGGTGTTTCTTAACACCTAAACGGCAATTCATTTTGCGAAGCTGTCCGTCTTTCTTTTTAAAAACGACAGTTATGAATCGCCCTTTACTTTCGGTAATGAGAGTAGAGAAAGCAGCAGATATTGACATAATTTTCCTTTGTTGGATTTGTTGCTTGATAGAAGCCCTTTAGCCATGTGCCACAGAGCTTCTGAAAGCACCCACCGTCTAGCACCGACCCCAATGCCACTGTGGATGTCCTATGCATATTATCACCATGATATGCTAGCATGAGTGGCAGACATTAGCCCGCTGCCACCTAGACCCAGCCTATTTCAGCTTCGCTGTAGTGTTTGGGAAACACTATGCAAAGCATACTGATACCGGAATTAAATTGTTAAAGATCCAATCGGATAAGCTTCGCTTCACAGCGGGGCTTTGCCCTATAGAGAAAGTATGATAACCCTCTGGAAAGCCCTAAAGGGCTTGCCGCAGTGCTATCTATTATGCTGCCACTGCAATCGGTATGACCTTACGGTCAAACACAAATCCGCTGTAGTCGTTTTTCGCTTTGCCTTTGGCATAAAGAGCCACAACCACACCCTTATCTTCTAAGTGACGAATGTCACTGTTATCACCACCGATAACCGGCATTCCTCTGTGCATCTTAGGGATAGATGCTACATCACGGAATACTGTGGCAATTCGCATTCCCAATGCCACAGCTTTTTCGACAAAGGGCTGAAAGCCCTGCACCCCGCTGTCGCTGAATGTCAGATCGTAGTTGGAGGGAATAACCTTACGGTTAACATCTTTGGTGTAGTCGTAGAATTGAACATCAGGGAAAGCATCGAAGATGCTAGCATACTCAGTGCCATCGGCATCGGTAAAACCTACGGTTTCCCACCGAATGTCGCTTGTACCATTCAATCGGATCAATGGGGTTTTCCCTTGCTTTGTTGCTTTAGCAACTAGCTGACGAATATTCAAAGCAAGCTGTACCATGAAAGAGCTACGCTCTTCAAAGAACCATATCGTTTTGTTGATTCTGCCCTGAGCCACTGTTGACATAGCACCCCGTCCAGCGGTGAACAAGCATGCCTTGCCACAATCCGCTATCTTAGCCATGCTGCAAGTATTCCACTTTGTGGAAGTGTAGGGTGCTAGGTAGAGGATGCCGGTTAAGAAACCGTAGGTTTCACCCTTGACTGTTTTGGCATCGCTGCCGATAGAAAGCAAAGCTTTAGACTTGAACATACTGTGTTTCCTTAAGGAAAGAATGTGGCAAAATTGCCGGAGAAACGCTACTTTAGCAGAACAATAATACCCTTACCGGCTGTAGGGTTTATTGGTGCTTTCGGCTAGAGCCACCAAAGGTGTCAGTGCCAATGCTATTGCACTCATCACCAGTAGGCCAGTGCTTTCGTCTGAGCCGTAGCATATCATGCTTGCCACAAAGAACACGAATGCTTTGAAAACCATGTAAATCGAAAAGCTGTAATCGGCGTTTCTCATTTTTTGTCTTTCATTTTTTATTAAGAAGAAAGTATTTCCCCTTTTCATACTGTAAAAGGGGATACTTTCTTCAAAAAATGAAAGACAAAGATTCGCGTATGATGCGCGCAGATCTTCCTAAATTAATACAATTCTAGACGCCATCAGAGATGGCATAAGAATTGTCTCAATTAATTTAGGAAGCGTGTACGAGGCAGATTGTTGGCGGTCTGAGTTATCCACAGAAGCTGCACTTTTTGTTGGCGATCTTTTCTGTGGTGGATAAGCTGTGGATAACTTCGATGATGCTGTCGATTTATACAGCACTGGATAGCACTGGCTTTCTGTACAGCACTGGATAGTCGCTGGGTTTTAGTACAGTGTACAGACTGCCGGTATATTCTATATACCGCCTCGCCGAAGGTGGGGTAGTGCTTAAAAAAGAGGCAGTTTCCAACCATAGTTGCTGTCTGAGCTGATTCCGTATCAGAATGCAGTCTTATGTAACCCCTTGAATTTATTGAATATACTGCATTCAAGGTGAATTTAGGTATCCTCAAATGAATCACCTGACTCCATTGACTTCCAAAAGACAATTAATTCTGGAGATCTGTACCCATAGGCGCAGCCCTACGCAGCCCTGTGCGGCCCTGCGCGGCGGCGTGTGCGCGGCTAGGTGGGGGCGGGCGTGGGCCACCGGGGGGTATGGCGCTATATGTGTATGGCCTAGCCCACAGAAGGGGATTTTAAGATTAGCAACTATAGTTGGAGGGCTACACAGTCTAATCAGCTAAAAACAAGGCACAGGCTACCTAGCCCTTGGCTGTTGGAGAAAGAGGCTGTAAAGACCGATAGAGTGCCTTGCTGAGGAATCCGTAATGGAAAGAGATGCTGACAGTAAAAGCACTTCCAACAACGATCTCTTAGTTTCCGGACAATAGGAGGGAATCAGGGATGCTGCCTAAAAATTAAGCAGGTAGCACTGGTGTTGTTTCTTTACAACATTCTTGCATAGCTTGTTGCTTTGTGCTATCATCTGTGTCATACCTCTGTCTGTGGGGGGTAGGGGGGCTATGAAGTTCTTCACAGATGCTGATAACGTTGTAAGCGCTAATAGCGATAAAGCAGATTTAATCTTCTTACTTTAATTATCTATTAACTCTTTATCTTGGCTATATAGTGGTAATTCCTCTATATAGTCGCTGATGTATACTTAAGCTTTAATATATCTAATTTCTCTATATAAGCAATTTTTATGCCAACTAAAGCATCAGTGCCATAATTTCACGATATGAAATCGACAGTGAAAGACTATTCCTTTTTGTTAAAAACAAAAGAACAGCTAGATGCTAAGGGATTGTTATCTTCTCCACCCTACTCGGTGATGTCAGAGATCTATATAGCTATGCACAATGACAAACTTGAAACAGTGCATATCCCTCACAGTGATGTTTACTTTGTTAGAACTGCTTTAGAAAAGCGTACAGGTTATTGGTTTCCTCTTGATGCTGTTGAATATGCAATGAAGCAAGAGGGATGGAACGATAGAAAGGGAACCAGTAGGTTTTCTGTAAGCGAGTAACAAATGGAAATTAAAAGAGGAACAGAAGTCTTTAGTGGGTACAATAAACCCAAAGCCACTCCATCGCATCCAACCAAGAGTCATGTTGTTTTAGCCAAAGAAGGAAGCAAAATCAAATTAATAAGATTTGGGCAGCAGGGTGTTAAAGGCAGTCCTGATGGCTCAGCAAGAAACAAAGCATTCAAAGACAGACATGCTAAGAACATTGCCATTGGTAAAATGTCAGCGGGATATTGGGCCAATAAAACAAAATGGTGATATAACTAAGAGTAGTTTTTAAAGGAAACAAAATGGCAACAGCAACACCGGCAGAGAAAGTGGCAATGTACAGAGAGAAAGCAAAGGATACTTCTTTGCCTCAAGATGTACGCAATGCTTATTTGGACAAGGCTACAGCGTTAGAAGCCAAAGCCTACGAAGAAACCAAAGCTGGCTCTACGAAGTCTAACACCCCAGCTAAGTACAATATGGGTGGTGCTGTTAAGAAGCCCATGATGTATGCCAAAGGCGGCTATGTCAATTGTGGAGCTTCGGTTCCTCCTGCTCAGAAAGGCAAGAAATAAAATGGCACTCACTAAGAAAATCACTGAAGGCAAAGAGATGTATGCTGGCAAGGCTGCAATGATGAAGCATGAAAAGAAAGAGCCTATGAAGAAAGAAATGAAAGAAGAGAAACAAGAGAAGAGTATGGCTAAGCGTGGTGCTAAGTCTCCCGCTGTTGCCCTCATCATCGGCATGGCTAAGCCTAAGGGTAAAGCCATGATGAACAAAGGCGGCATGGCTAAGGGAAAGAAATGCTAACATGGCTACGAAACTTTCTAAGAAGCAAACTGCCAAAGTGGGTAAAGTGATGGGGGAGTTTAAGGACAAGTCTTTGCATAGTGGCAAGGGTGGCCCTGTGGTTAAGAATCCAAAGCAAGCCATTGCCATTGCTTTGTCTGAAGCTTCTAAGCTGAAGAAGAAGAAGTAAGACATGCCTAATTTAACAGCAAGTAAATTTAAGACAGAAGGACAGAACATTACTGCTACAGCAGCGGGAGCTAGCGCTCAAGTTCTCTATACCTGTCCTAATAATTACTCTGCTGTTGTTAAGTTTTTAAATATTTCTTCTAATGGATTAGCAAACAAAAAGATATACATTCAGATTTATTTTGATGATCTTAATCAATACGATCATTTGTTGAATGGTTTTGATATGACATCAGGTTCTTCTTTCAATGTATTGAATGGGAATACGTTCTCCCTTCATCAAAAGGACAAGATACTTGCCTATACAGACAGCGCAAATAATTTTGACGTTGTAGTGTCTGTAGATGAATACTTTGATCCAGCGAAAAAATAATATGGCAACGAAAGCAACTAAGAGTAGTGAAGCCATCCCCTACACTAAGCCTTCTCTAAGAAAGAAGATAGTGTCTCAAGTTAAGTCTGCTGCCGTTCAAGGCACTGCTGCTGGTCAATGGTCAGCCCGTAAAAGCCAATTAGTTGCTAAGAAATATAAAGCTGCTGGCGGGGGTTATCGTGATTGAGGCTATAAAAACTTGTACAGATTGCGGGGAGACAAAACAATTATCCGCATTCCGCAGTCGCGGAGGAAATATGACGCATTTGTACAAGAGTCATTGCAACACTTGCCTCTATAAAAGGCATAAAGACTGGGCTACAATTAACCAGCATCGAGTAGCTGAATACCGAGAAAAAGACCCTTGGACTCTAGCTAAGCGTTGCTCTCGACGGGGGATTACTCCAGAACAGCTTGTAGCTCGGTATGAACGCCAAGAAGGATGTTGTGCTATTTGCAAATCGGAAGTTGCGTTGACAGAGAGTGCAATTGACCACAACCACGAAACCGGAGAATTTCGGGGCGTACTTTGTAAACAGTGCAACCGAGCATTAGGTATGTTCAAAGATAGTCCTGTAGTTCTCCATAACGCTTTAGAATATTTAGAAACATTTGGGAGTTATGGAAATGTCACTTAGAGCCTCTCAGAAATCTCTGAAAGATTGGACAGAGCAGAAGTGGCAGACTAAATCTGGTAAGCCTTCTTCCAAGACAGGAGAACGCTATCTACCAGCAGCAGCAATCAAAGCCCTCTCTGCTTCTGAGTACGCTGCCACTACAAAGGCTAAACGAGAAGGTAAAGCTAAGGGTAAACAATTTGTGGCACAGCCTAAGTCTGTTGCTTCTAAAACAGCGAGGTACAGATAATGGCAAAAGAACTAAACGATAAACAAAAGAAATTCTTAGAGGTGTTGTTTGAAGAAGCAGCAGGTAATCCTGTCACTGCTAAGAAGCTAGCTGGATTCTCCGAAGGCTACTCCACTAAAGAACTTATCAACTCTTTGAAAGAAGAGATTGCTGAAGCCACCACACTATATATTGCAATGAATGCTCCACGCGCTGCGTGTGCTATAATTAGTGGCATTGAAAGTCCTACGCAACTGGGCCTCAAAGAAAAACTTAGTGCTGCTAAGGATATGCTTGATAGAGCTGGTCATGTTAAGACAGACAAGGTGCAAGTAGAGGCAATGAATGGTGTGATGATATTGCCAGCGAAGGACAGATCCGAGGAAGACTAATGAGTGAACGCACTGCTGGCAAGTGGATATTGCCACAGCCAGAGGGAGGTAAGGAATATGTTTCAGTACCTCAGCTTTCTAGAACGGTTCCGTTTGGTTATAAGAAGGACGAGGAAAATCAGGGGTGGCTTCTCCCCATTCCTAAAGAGCTAGATGCTCTTGAGCAAGCGAAGAAATATCTAAAGCAATACTCGTATAGGCAGGTTGCTGATTGGTTGACAGAAGCATCTGGTAGACAGATTTCTCACGCAGGACTTAAGAGCAGAATAGAACATGAACAGTCGAACAGGAGAAAATCTACAACTTACCGCCTCCTTGCCCAGCGGTACGAAGAAGCCCTTAGGAAGGCCGAAGAGTACGAAAAGAGGATCGGCACAGAAGGAAGCTACTTCAAGTCAGATCACTACAGAGACATCTCTTCCAGCTTCAGAAGTGATGATATCTAGCGCTGTACAGGCTCCTACACAGAACATCATCTTCAAGCCCAACGCAGGGCCACAAACATTTTTTCTATCTGCCTCAGAGCGTGAGGTGTTATATGGTGGTGCTGCCGGTGGTGGTAAGAGCTACGCCATGTTAGCAGAACCTCTGCGCTCTCTAGGCCATCCCCAGTTCTCCGGCTGGTTGCTCCGCCACA